CTATATTTTGCGGGGTCTGCCTACTGCTTTTTTTAAATCTTCCGGCCTACTTTCCAACCAGTCAGATAATTTTTTAAGATTCCATCTTCGACCTTTTGTGGTTTCTGTAATGTATCTTGGTTTTGGAAAACCTTTTAAGCAAATAATGGATGCCTTGAAATGCACACCACCATATCCTAAAAATTCTGCCGCCTGATCATCTGTCAACCAAATGTCTGAAGGTGGCAGGGCAACAATAAAGTTGCCCATATTTGCCATTGCTGTCATTGATTCACCTCCAATCTTTTACCTTCCGGTCTTTTCTCTAAGCTCTCACGCCAGTTACCTTGATAGGCTGGTATCCAGCCATTGTGTGGAAAATACAGGAAATCCGAAGTGTGCATGAATTTCCCAAAATCCTTTTCTTCCGGCATCGAGTCATAACCAAATACTGCGCCATTATTGTCAGTTGCAATCCACTGAACTTGATCGGGCACGTTTGACCAATCGTATTTGTTCATGACACCTCCTTTAAGCTCTGCACCACCGATTCAGGTAAGTTTTGTTTATGCCAGTTATTGTCGATGTAACTGGAAAGCATGTGGTAAAAACGATCTGCAAAAACCTCTTCTATTCTAATTAAAATTCCAGTTCCTGCTTTAACTCGACCCTCTGTGATTGATTTAGTCCACTCAACCACATCGAATTCAAGATGGCTTGATTCTTTGGCAATGTTAAATAAAGAACCAGTCTGACCTGGATCCAACTCCAACCAGAAAGGCTTATCCTTGTGCAGCTCGCCAATGATGTAATTCGCTACCTGCACGTTGGTTAATTGAATTTCAGTCATTGGCTGGCTCCTGTGCTTCGATCAATCGCTCTATGCTTAGCTGAATATCTTCAATATCACTAAATATTCGGTCACTATCATTGTTAAGACTTGCATATTTGATTTCGAGTGCTGAATCCCTAAGCAATTCAAGATCATCCATTTTTACCAAAACAAATCCTTCCGGCACCGCTTGGGATTTGGCTTGCCATGCTTTCCACCCAGCATTAACCTCTATTTCAGCTTTATCGCCAACAAACTTAGAGCCACTAAAATAGTAGTTAAGATCAGCGTTATAGATGCAATGATATGTATTCGTCACAGCTTCAAACGCTTCTCTTTCTTTATTAATATCCATCACGCCACCTCATAGAAGCGCTTAGCTTCTTCAAAATCAGAAGTAATTAACTCAGCACTATCTTTGTAGCAGTGCACGATTTCACCGTACTTAAAAACTTGTTCGGCTTGCTGCATGTTTTTGCACTGGTACATCGGCTCTTTAAACCAGTCTTCTGTATAGAACATTTTATTGATGTGTTCTTTACGAGTAGCGTGCCATTGCTGTACCTGAATCAAGTCGTCAAAAGACTCGATCATAAATTCATTACCTTCTGCCAAGGCCATGGCCTTGTATCGAGCAACTGCACGTTCGGCAATTTCTTTTGATGCAGCAGGTGATTGCTCATGAGGGCTATCACTTTCTGGCCGAATAGCCACACACCACAATTTGTTATCTTCCACCCCACCACCTTCTTTAATTTTCATGCTGCTTTTACTCCCTTACTACGTTCAGCCATAAGCTTTACGTAATACTCCTGACAGTGCGGAATCTTGTCTTTGATCTTCTGGATGATTGATTCATCACGCTCAATGGTTACAGTGGTTAGACGTTCACGAATATCGATAGCTTCAACCATGTCAATCAACTTCTCCCGATCATCCCAATCCTTTGTGAGTTCCAGTGGAGTGGGGAATAACCAGAAATCCACCTCAGCAACTTCGCATTCATACAGCCACATGTAGGCTTGCATCTGAATGTCATAGCCTGCTTTTTTAACCTTCTCCATGGCCTCATCAACAAAGAAGGGATGGGTGCCAATATCCCAGGTACATTTGGTGTCGATGATCAGCTTGCGTTCCAGATCCAACACATCACATTCACCAGTGATCAGATCATTACTGACCCGACCAACGTGTTTTGTAAGCTTGCGAAATCGCATCTTTCCAGACATTTCAATTGCCACATCTTCAAGCAGATTCCCTTTGGCTGTGTACTGGTTGCCGGTGAATGATCGGAAGCCATAAAGATCTTCTTTCACAATCTTGCGAACAGAGTTTTTAGCATCACTTGTAAGCACTTCGCTTTTTAGCTTTGGCGTACCAATCAGGTTGCTCAAGGAGGAACAGCGGAATAACTTCATGGCAACACCTCCACAGCTTGACGTTGAGCCTCTGTCAGCGCGTACTCACTCAGCACATAATCTTTCTCGAATGCACCACCTTTGATCTGCTCAAGAAGCACAGGGAACTCAGCATCTGGAACAGTCATCTTGGTTTCGATTGCGCCTACCGACTCGTTATGATCGATGTAATCAAAATCATTGGTTTCCACATCGCGAACAATCGCCTGATCCGCAAGCTGTGCTGTCTGCATCTCAATTGAAAGTGGTGCCTGTTTAGATAACAGTAGCTTGGTCACAGTCTTAAGAGCCATGGATTCAAAGTTGTCTTTCCAGACACCAGAACCATATTTGAATGACTGGCTGTATTTGCCCGCATGCTTTTTCACATCAGCAGTGCTCATGTAAAGCTCAGCAGTAAAGCCATTCAGTAGCTTAAAGAAAGCCACATAGCCGATTGCCTCACCTTGATTCGGAATAGTCCAGTCGAACTCATAGCCAAGCAGGGGATTTGCTGAAATCAATTGACCCTCAAATACCGGTGTTGCAGCAATACGTGCAAACTGACCTGAACGTTGCGCCAATTGAATAAAACCTTTGTATCCCATCTGAAATTGAGCTTCTAAGGACTCAGACCACTTGCCTTGAACATCTTTGAACTTGCGCTTGTACGGCACAATGTAAGCAAAGCCAAGGTTATTATTGATTGGCAAATCAAGCGTTGCTGCCATCATTGCCGCATTGATTACAGTTGCAGGTACAGCACCTTTAAGCTGTGGTTGGTTAGCAACCTGCATTACCGAAGCCAGGAAGCCTTGAGTTTTTTTACCTAAAACTTCTTCAAATTTTTGGCGGATTTTTGCATCTGACACATAAGCCTTGATTGACTTAGGGTCATGTTCAGCAACCTGATTTTCTGTTTTCACTGGTGCATTCATCTCAAGCCACCTCTTCAAATAGTTGTTCCGCGTATTCATTCACAAGACGCTGTAATTCCTGAATCTGCTCATCCGTCAGCGTAAATACCTGACGTTCCTTGGCTTCAAAATTCCAAACATCCAGCAAGGTCACAGGCGTATCTTTCACCACCAGCCAAGAATCAATATCCACTGGCTCGGCATATCGCATGTCGCCATTCTGACTACGCATTTGCGTCATCGTGTGAGGCAATACAGCCATTGAACAATCAGCCGTTGCCCACAGGTTTTCACCGATCTGACGATATAAGCCAAAGGTCAGCACGTTATCTTCAATCGAAATATCCAGATCCACTTTGAAGCTCGGCAGGTCTGAAAAGTACAAATCACGGGTGAAATCTTCATTCACCTTGCAGTCGGTTACCTTGGTGCTATGACCGTCACGGCACAGAAATAAAGACTGATTGCCGATGTGGTGGATAGGTCGCATTGCCGCACCACATCCACAGAATTGAGCGTAAGTGTTCATGCTGGCACCTCATTAATAAAGGTTTTTAGATGCGAAACTGAGCACTCATTTCCATCAGCAATATGATTTGAGTAAGAGGGCGCTATTCCGGCTGGGTTGAAATACTTGTAATCTTTCGCTTCTTCAACAAGAGACCTTAACTCCTCACAATTGTTTTCCAGAAGCCAAGGATTTAGCTTGATGAGGTTTGCGGCATTTTTGATTTCTAGAGCTTCCATCACTTCACCTCAATCCATCTGCCAATGCATATAGCAATCAACGCCATTATTTTTCATGTGGTCTAATGCAACCGATAGGCCCTTGCAATTTTTATCACCTTGGCCAAATGAACTGCTTAAAATAAATGTTCCCGGGAAACTCCAATGCTTGTAGCAGTTGATGCCAGCATTATTTAGCGTGCTTTCGCGAACGCCTTTTAAGCCACTAATACAAATGCAGTCATTGTTGGCGGTACCACCATCATCAACATGTTTTGCAGCTTCACGACCTAGACTTAACGCTTCATTGATTATTTTGCTTAAGTCGCTGTATTTATTTTTCATCACTTCACACCCCCAACAATCGCAGCATTAATCTTTTCAATTTCATAACGATCAACATAGGCATTAACCGTCTTGTCAAAATGCACCACGCTCAAAATGTCCAGAAACTCGACTGAGGCATCGTCTAAGGCATACTCGACATAGATGCTGTAATCGTCAGCTTTGACGGTAGCAAAACAGGTTTCATGGCAAGTACGTTTAAGCACTTCATATTTTTGAGCGGTGATAACCACTTTAGGATTATCATCAGCCACTTTAGCAGGCTGGAAAGCGTAAGCTACTGCTATCCCCGCGCTGATTGATGCTGCAATGAATGCAGACTTGAGAATATTGAATTTAGTTGTCATGACTGCCTCCAAGCTTAAACTTAGGCAGCGGGATTGGTTGATTTGCATGAAAGGCATCAATCATTTCTTGAGTGACAGCAATTTCTTCATCGTGATCAATTTCCCAGAAAGAGACATTCAGATGTTTTTCAGCCCAAGCTTTTAAGAAGTTGCTCAATTCAGCTTTTGCTTCATCACCAACACTATCCGATCCTGTATTACCATCGGTGAAATCACCCGGATAATTGTCATAAATGCGCAGGTCGTAATTTTCCAAAACTTCATCAGCATCCATGATGAATTGAGTAGGTGATGGCTGGCGCTTGATACCAGTAAGGAAGGTGTTACCAACTTCCAGTACATCATCATCTTCCATGTCTTGCAGGGCTTCGGCAGGATTTTCATAGTCAGACCAGTTTTCTTCATCGCGATAACTGAAAACTCGATCAGCATTCAACTTGCCTTCATCAACTTTTGTATTCATAATAATTTCACTCACTAGGGTGGGTCATGCCTCAAGTAGTTACCGCTACGTTGGGGCTTTTCTTTGTTTGTGAGATTCATAGTAAACATGGTGTTTACTGTAGTCAAGAAGAAAAATACACAAATGTTTATTATTTTTGTTTACTAATAATCAATGGGCATAAAAAAAGACCACCCTAAGGCAGTCTATTTTTCACAGGATGTTTACGATGGTTCAAGGGAGAGGGTTTTGAACATTGAATGCATAGGCCACTACGCAAAACTCTTGTTCCATAATATCTTCAATAGTTAGGACTTCTTCTGGGTATTCTTCTTTGTTCTCGCTTACGATGCGAACCCCACCTTTTGGCATGCGATACAAATACTTAAACTTAAACAGCCCGCCATGATTAATGGCATAAATTTTACCGTCAATAATTTTTGTTCTACCTAGATCCACATACACAGTGGCACCAGGGTTGATTACTGGTGACATTGAATCACCGTAAGCTGTTAATGCATAAGCGTTTTCAGGCTCAACGCCATAACTTGAAAGCGTCGACTTACTAAGGCGCAGCTTGCGAGTAGTTTCACCAATAATCTCTGCGTTAGTTCCAGATCCGCAAGAAACTAAAAACTCCTTGTAAAACGGAACCTCTATTTCATCGCTATCTACAGGGGTGCTTGAATCCCATGGTTGAACTTTAGCAGTTTCAACACTTTGACCAGATTCTCTGCCGGTCAAAACGTATTGCGTAGACACGCCATATTTGGCAGAAACTTTAATAGCCCCTGCTTTTGAAATTCCGCGCCTTCCCCAATTTGTCACAGTTTGTGGCAGCTCATCCAGTAATTGCGCCAACTCACTCGGAGTTGGATTCCCCGTAATCTCATAAACCCGAGCCATGGTTTCATGTAATTCGCGCATTTAACGCTCCACCTTTATTTTTAAATATTATCCACGAAAGTAAACAAAATGTGTTAAACGTGGTGTTTGACATAAACAAACATTGTGTTTACTATTCAATAAACACTATGTTTAATAGGTCTGGCTATGACAGATAAAGAAATCATTCTTAGCCTGGGTGGGCCGGCGAAAGTCGCAGATTTAATCCAGAGCAAGAATCGCCAACGAGTCCAAAACTGGATGGTTCGCGGAATCCCAGCAAGGGTAAAACTCGAATATCCACACTTGTTTTTAAACCCCAACATTAACTCATCCACCATTCATGCTGCTTAAACAAATTATGGCGCAGTTGATTAAACAAAAATACGTTCGAAGGAATATCACATGAACATTCTAGATGCTGCATATAACACGGTTCATGACTATCCAGGTGGTGCTGCTGCATTAGCTCCACGCATGGGAATGAAAAGTGCAGCCGTACTTAACAGCAAAGTAAATCCAAACACCGAAACTCACCATTTATCACTGGTTGAAGCATCAAAAATGATGGCTATGACTGGCGACTTTCGTGTTTTACAGGAGTTAAACGCTGAACACGGAAAGATTGCAATTGATCTGCCTGAAATCCCTGAATGCCGCGATCTATCGCTAACAGACAAAGTGCTGTGCATTGGTATGAAGGGCGGTGATGTGATGAGCCTTTTCCGCGAAATCATGGCGGATGGTCGAATTACAGAAGGTGAAGTGAAAGACATGTCGAAGGTGATTCACCAGATGCATGTCGCATTGGCTGAGCTGGACAAACAAATCCAAGCTTGTATCGATAACCCAAAAAAGCAAAACGCCTGATCTGCGAAATCAAGCGTTTTGGATTGTTCACTAACTATGAGGGAAGTAAACATGAATATGTTAACACAAGGAAATTTTAACATAAACGAAGTAACAATGTCATCACTTGAGATTGTTGATTTTATTAACGAATACCGCGCTAAAAACGAAAGCAATCCAGTGCAACTTCGTCATGACCACTTTATGGCAAAAGTGCCGAAGGTTTTAGGTGAAAATCAATCTCCCATTTTTTTGGGAGATTACAAAGACCCTAAAGGTCGCACTTATCCTTGCTACCACTTCCCAAAACGCGAAGCCTGCCTCATGGCTATGTCATATAGCTATGAGCTACAAGCTCAAGTATTTGACCGCATGACCGCAATGGAAGAGGCACTTAAGGCTAAAAACAGTTTTGACATCACAAATCCAGCACATCTGCTTCAAGCAATCGAAGTACAAGCCAAACTTAATATTGAGCTTACTCAAAAAGTAGCAGTACTGGAACCAAAAGCCAAAGGTCTAGACCGCATTGCTGACTGCACCAATGTACTTGGCATCCGCGAATCTGCAAAGGTTCTCAAGGTTGGTCAAAATCAGTTAGTTCAATACCTTATTGACCACAAGGTTGTATACCGCGACCAGCACGGAAAAATTCAGGCTTATCAAAAATCTGTTGATCAAAAGCTTATTCATGTTGTGACCTCTGCACCTCGCTTATTTGAGTCGGGTGAAAAGGTATTCACACAGGTAAAACTTACTCAAAAATTAATTACTCGCATTGCGAAGTGGTTAGAGCAAGGAGTAGTCGCATGAGTGCCTTAAAAAAACATGAGGACAACATTGTCCCTTTCAGCAAAGGTAAAAAAATGGCCGACAAATTTGACAAAGGTTATGTCATGTCAAGCCGCCTTTACCGCAATGAAGTTGAGCCTTTCTTAAGTGATGCAGCAATGCGGATCTATGCGCGATTGGAGAATTACCTAACTGGATTTAACAAGGAATCTGATTACGTTAGTTACTCTCAACTGCAAGGCAATAAAAACCTTGCTAGGTCTCGCACTCTTGGGCGAGCAACTGTTGCAAAAGGCCTTAAAGAGCTGGCTGAACTTGGGGTTATTAGTATCATTGGAAGTCACCCAAAGTTTGGCAACAAGTACCTCTTAAATGAGGTTTCTTTGGTTGAGAAGTTCAGTAAAAATACTAGTTCAGAATCTAAACTAGTTCAGAAAGTGAACCACACTAGTTCAGAAAGTGAACCACAACCTAGTTCACCAACTGAACACTCAATAGATATTACTTATAGATATTTAAATATAGATATTTATATAAGCCCGCTTCGCTCTAAAAAATTAATCGTCATCTTCAACAACAGCCTATTTCTTGAAAAACAGGAAAAAGCAAAAGCCGAAGCAGAGCGAAAAGACAAGGCTCGCAAATTATCTTATGACGAAGTGATCAAACTGACCTCAGAAAGATTTTCACTTCTCTGTGATTTCTCTCTTTGGGAGCAATACGTTTCTAGTCGCTCTCAAACAGCAAAAACCAAACTGACCAAAAACGCCCTAAATGCGATTTACAAAGATTTCCAGAAATGGGGATTTGATGGCAGCAATGAGTCTTTGAAAACCTCAATCACTGGCAACTATCAAGGTTTGTTTGCACCAAAGCAGCAATTCACACCTGGACAACAAAACCCAAAACCATCTCGCTGGGATGAAATCCAACAGTTGATCGCACAAGAGGAGCAGGGCAATGACAGCTATGGTTACTAATCAACAAACTGCGGTTCAGCCAATCAAGACAGGTCAACTGGTTGCAACTTTCAAAGCAATTGCGCCACGTTCCTTTGAAAAAACATTTGAAGGTATGCCGATTGAAGCAATCAATCATGCAATGAAAATTTGTGTTGAAGATCTTTCACGAGAGCAGGTTACAACAGGCCTTCGCATGGTTCGTGATAACGGCTTTTGTCCAGATCCAGCAATGTTCCGCAAATGGTGTCTTGGGATTACAGGCTTTGGTACTGAGCAGCAACGTGTTGTGGATTCATTCAAAGGGAAGCATGCAGCACTGGGCAATATCGTGAAATGGCTGGGTGATAACAACCATGCAATCACAAATGCCGAAAAAGAGGCGTATGACCGCTGTTATGAAATGTTTGCTGAGATCCAGTGGGCAAAGAGCGTCGATAGAGCCTCTTATTTAGCGTATGAGGCGTTTAAAGACAATTATGTGGACGTAGTTAAGGAATATGCCGAACAAGGGGTACAGCAAGCAGTCTGGGTTAAACCAGTCGCTATTGAGAATAAGCCAATAGCGAAAGGCATTCCGAAATCCTATCTACCTGAGCAGTCGCCAGAGGAAAAAGCCTGGATTGAAAACCGCGCTCGTGAATTACAGGAATCGGGTTTAAGTTTTCCATTGGCTTTATTGAAGGCTGGTGGTGAGTATAAGAAAAGCGCAGGGGGTGGGGTGTGAAGGAAGTATTTCAAATTATCGCTGTGTGTATTGCTGTTCTTTACACATACGACTTTGTGAAAGGTTTGATCAATAAAAACAAGAATCTTGATGCTGCAATTGAGTGGGTGAGTCGTGGTTACTGTTTTGGATTAGGGCTTTTGATTGTCTTTGTAATGCTTGTTCTTTTGATCAAGTTATTTAGCAAGTAGGAGGTGCAGCGTGAGAAAAGAAGCAGACCGTACATACATCAACTTAATGATTATGCGCACCTTAGCAACCACCAGAGGCCGCGTTTCAATCCAGCAAATTCACGACTCCATTGAGCCAAAAATGGATATCTCGATTCGCAGTGTTCAGCGATACATGAACCGGTTGGAATTTTGGGGATTGGTCAAATGTGATGGAGCACATCCGAAAGGGTTCTCTCTCACACTGCAAGCAGAAGAATTTATCAAAGATATGGCGCAAGGAGCAGCAGCATGAACTTAATCGAGAAAACAGAATTAAAAGACTGCGACCATGACTGGGAAAACATTTCCACAGTCGAGAGTGTTGAGCGCCAGTTGATCTGCACCTATTGCTCAGAACAAAAATCAGAGCCTTTTGATGTGAATGTAAAACAGTGGTCGGATGAGGAAACTGATCATTGCACGGACATCAAGAACCATATCAGCCCGAATACGAAGGTGATTGAGCATGAGTGAGAAGTTAATTGACCTCAAGTACGACATTCAGCACAAGGTTGCATCTGCAATCAATGAGGCGTATCAAGCGAGCCAGTCTGAAGATGTTACTCAAATCAAGGCTGAGTTAGAGGAAACACTTAAGTACGCACAGGAAGCTTATGAGTTTTTTAAGGTGGTCATGAATCGCTTTTGTATTTCTGAAAATCATCTGGAAAGCACCACTCGAAGTTATTTAATCGAGGTGGGCAAGCAGCTGGAAATGATCAAGGGGGTTAAAAAGTGAGTGATTTTGAAAAGTGGTTTAAGGATCAGGACTTCTACACAAACATGCGATTCATTCACGGTGACAAGCTGTTTGACAAAGATGGTGATGTATATCGGGTGCTGCCAGTGCAGATGGTTTATCAGGGTTGGAACACACAACGTCAGCGCTCTAAGGATGAATTTGTCGCACTCACTCAAGAATGGCACACCAAAGGCTGGAATGCTCGTCAGGGTGAGATTGACTCACTAAAAGCCCAACTCAACAACATGGAGGCTTGTTATATCGAGAAGAAGAGGGAGGTTGAGGCTGTTTCGCAAGTGCTTTGTGAGCTCAAGGAGTCTTTAAAGGATTTTCAGGAAATGGATTTATACGACAAGGGGTATCGAGTTACCACTGAGTACGTGATTGCTGATTTAGAAAAAGCCCTGCGAGGTGCCAATGGCTAAATACAGCAACAAGAAGGTGGTGCTTAACGGCATCACTTTCGATAGTCAGAAAGAAGCAAGACGCTATCGGGATTTGTCACTGTTAGAGCGTGTTGGGGAAATTAAGGATCTGGAGTTGCAAAAGGCTTTCATTTTGGCTGAGTCGGTCAAGTTTGAAAATGAGCCAAGACGCAAGCCAGCAGTGAAGTATGTCGCAGATTTTGTTTATCGGGAAAATGGGCAACTGGTCGTTGAAGATGTGAAGAGCGCAATGACACGGAAGTTGCCAGTTTATCGCTTAAAAAAACATTTGATGAAGTCTGTGCATGGTATCGAGATTAAAGAGATTTGAGGAGTTGGGGATGAATACGATGGTGAAAGTTCAAAATATTATGCAGGCGGTAGATTGGTCGAAGCACTCACTGGAAGAATGGCTTTATCAGTTCGGCGCGTGGATGAATAGCGTGTCTGGTACGTGTGGCAATAGCGTCAACCCGATTGCAATCGCAATGGATCAGGCGGTTATTAAGCAAAAGATTGCAAAACTAACCGAGCAGCAAAAGAAGGAAATTATCGCGGCTCACTTTCTTGATAGCGAAAAGCCAAAGCTCACTCGAAGTAGCGCTACTTGTATGATTGATGACAATGAAGCGCGGGCAGTTCAGCGTTTGATTCTGGACATGCAAGGCCAAAGTGAAATCATGGATGAATGGATGGATGCAATCATTTGCCGTTATTTTTATGGGAATTCGTGGGCGCAGATGGTGAAATGGGTGATGAGCCCAGTAGGTGATATGGTGAAGACGTATTCAGAGAATGATGCTCGGGCTGACGTAAAATGCGGATTAGCTGCACTGCATTGTCGATATGGGTTTATTGAGTATAAATAATCATTTAGTATTTGACCTTGTACAAGGCATCTGCTAAATTCATGTTATAGTGATCGAAGTGTACGTTAAAGCACTAGATTGATTTAAAAGCTCGCCAAATGGTGGGCTTTTTTGTTGTCCATAAAAAGACAATTACCCTGCTGGAGTGCTAACCAGTGGAACATGCCTTTGAGTAAACTTCCTTCGGGAATCTAGACTAGGGAGTAGCGTCCCGACCTAAAGAGGATTGAAAGCAAGTAAAGCAGACCGTGCATGTTAGGTTTGTGTGATTGTGAGTAGCGGTAGATCAGTTGCCGAGCTGGTCAATATCGTAATCTAAGGCAAGGGTGTGGCAGATCACCACATCCTTTTTAATGCCCTGAGAAATGTTGGTGTAAGCAAGATCAGGGCACCAGATTCTAAAAATAACCGAGCCAATCATGAAAACAATCAAATTCCAAAACAATGAATTCCAGTTTGCTGATGTGCATATTACTAAAGCAGGTGACAAAGCATGGGATTACGCCTGGGGTATTGCTGATGAGTTTGGTTATTTGGCTCCATGTGTCATTGAGTCGCTACCAGATGAAGATAATAACGAAATGATTCTGGCTGTAGATCGTGAAGATAAATGCAAGGCTGAATGTATTGCCATTATCTGCTCAAAAGAGAAATCACCAATGTTCCCATCATTAACTGACGATGCTCGTTGTATGGGCTTCCAGTTTGTGTATGAGGGAGATCAATTCGAGGTGCTGTGATGCTCCAATTTTTCCTTTGCCTATTCGGCCTTCATGGTGTGACCGAGATCGATTACACGATTGATGATGAAGAAATCAAAGTGTGTCGGGATTGTTTGAGAGAAGTTGAATAAACCCTTGTCACTTCGGTGACTCTAGCCGAACGGATTACGGCAATCAAAGCCCCTCGCATTCTAGATGTTGAGGGGTTTTTCTTTTCTTATTTGAACTATCCGGAAATTCCGGAAGGTTGGCTGTATGGACATAGTAGAAGCAAAACGGAATTTAGAGTTACTCGAAAAGAACCGCAGCCGATTGATGAATTACAACCATCTGTATTCAAGCTATGCATTCAAAGAAATGTGCGGTGCTGAACTTCGCAAAGTAAATAAGCAGATCCACGGCATAGAAGAACAATTAAATGCGCAACCACAAAAGACTCGCAGCAATCAGAAAGCTGCCATGCATTCGGTGCGGTAATCCACATAGTGAAGCGTGTCATGCAAATTGGTCAGAGTATGGTAAGTCATTAAGCAAAAAAGCCTCAGATGAGTACACCATACCCCTGTGCAGGGCTTGCCATCGTCGAATGGATGGTTACGAAAACTTAACCAGAGAAGAAGCAAAATTTGAGTTCGAAAGATACCTAAAAAAGACAAACTTATTGTTAAATTTTAAGGATTTAGATTCTATTTTTTAGTATAATAAATAAACGAAAAGCCCAAGTGGTGGAACACTTGAGCTCATCTAATCATTTATCGTTATAACGGAACGAATATGACTAAAATAGATTCTACACAAAAGAAAACAACCAAGCAAAAAAGAATGCCTTTGCTTTATTCGCAAGAAGAAATAATAGCGAAATTCAAAGAAAAGCATGGCGATATTTATGATTATAGTTTGGTGATTTTTTCAGGAACACATAAGAAAGTAAAAATTATATGTCGGAAACATGGCGTTTTCGACCAAGTGGTTAAGTCACATATAAAAGGGCATGGCTGTGGTTGGTGTGGAAGTGCGTACCAATACACCAAGGAGATGTTTGTTGAAAAAGCAATATCAATCCATGGTGACAAATACAACTATGATGATTTTGAGTATAAAAACTTTGGAACAAAATCAATAATCCGCTGTGCAATACACGGAGCTTTTTTGCAAACTCCAGCAGCTCACCTAAGAGGTAATGGTTGTTTTGAATGTGGTCAAAAATCAAGACATGATAAACATAGAACCAAGCTAGAGGATTTCATTAAAAAATCAAGAAAAGTTCATGGATTAAAGTTTGATTACAGTGGCGTGCGCTTTAATAGGCTTAAAGATGAAGTAAGAATTAAGTGTCCAAGTCATGGTGAATTTTTGCAAGTTGCAGCCACACACCTACATGGCTCAGACTGTCCTCAGTGTGTTATGGAGAGTTGTCGCGGCTTCTCTAGAAGCGCATACGTAAATTTGTGCAAAGAGCATGGCGATAGCTCAAGCAATCTTTATGTTATTAAGTGCCATGATGAAAATGAGGCTTTTTACAAAATCGGCATCACAAAAGAATCCAGAGTTGATAAGAGATTTGCGTATGGAAAGATCCCATATGAGTTTGAATTGATATCAACGCTGAATGGCGAAGCTGGATTTATCTATGATCTTGAAACTCAACTTCATCGACTGTTGAGAGCTCATAAATACATACCTATTAAAGATTTTGCTGGCAAGCAAGAATGCTTTTCTGAACTGCCAAGCAGGGTGTCTCGCATGCTTAGTAAGCTCAATAAGTCGGATCAAATCCAACTAATCGCATAACTGGATGCCAGCAATAAAAGACAGAGAGATTTTTTAAACCGAAAGGGCGCTTAGGCGCTCTTTTTTATTGCAAGTAGAAACAGGAGAAACAGGAATGTTTACAGTAAAACTTATTCAAGATGGTATTACTCGTGTAGTTGAGCTAAGCGAAATTTCAATTGCTCGACAGGGTGCTGAGACTTGGATTGAAGATTGGGGTTTGGCTCGTCATTGGGGCGTGGATAGTCCAGACATCATTGAAAACTACCTAACAGAGGATTCTAAAGATGCCAATGTTATGAGTGAGTACACAAATGTTGTTGATCGTGCACAGATGAAGAATGAGGAGCAATGTATTGGCATCCTACATATTCAAGAGCGTTGCCCATTAGCACCAGCAATCCCAGATAAGGAAAGTAGTGGCTTTGGATTTATTAAAATCTTTATTTATAAGGGCGATCAACTGTATGTGACCAATCGATATGGTGCAACGGTAGAAATTGTGAAGTAATTTTAAGGAGGATGGGAAATGCAAAAAGCCGTGTTTCCTATCCAGAGTCATGCCGACATCACCAAAGCCATTAACTACATGCATACCAATTACACTCAAGCGATTAATGAGGGTAAGCCTTTAAGGGTGGTGATTGATCAGAAGCAGGATGATAGGTCGACTGCACAGAATCGGCTCATGTGGATGTGGCTTGGTCAGATAGAGAAAAAGACTGGTCAGGATAAAGACTCACTTCATTACGAGTTTAAGAAACGCTTTCTGATTTATATCTATCGTCGTGATGATCAAGAGTTTGCTGAGACCTGTAATGCGATTGCAATGCTCAAGCAGAATGAGTGTGAAGAATACCGGGTGATTGCAGAGCAGGTGATAAGACTTTGCAGTACAACCAAATTAAGCGTTAAGCAGATGACCGAGTATTTGAATTATGTGCATGACTTTGCTGTGGTGAAGTTGGGCGCACATCTAACTGTGCCGGATGATTTGAAGTGGTGTTATCAGGAGTAGGTTAATGACATGCCAAGGCTGTGAAGCACGACGCAAGTGGATGAAAGAGCAATATGAGCGATCAAAAGAAAGAATGCGGTTGTGCATCGAACGACTTACTTCTAAAGCTAATCGAACAGAACAACCAACTAATAAACCAAGTGGCCCAAGTCATCCAGATCAACAATGAACAGAATGCTCAGATCAATGAGCTATTGATTCAGATTGAAGGTGGTGAGGATGAGCAACCTAAGTCGCCTTATTTGGATTGATGGTTATGAGATTAACAGTAGATGAAGCTATAGAACGCGGACTGCTCGGCAAGGTTAAAGTCAAGCTTAATGGTGAGTATGTTCGGGATGTGGTCGTTGCTGATGAGGAAGAGGGATACATCAAGCGATTCAAGAGGGTTGATGGTGTGTTTGTGATCAATCGGAAGCGTGACGATATTGAGACTGAAGTTCTACACGGCAATGTTGTAATCGAGATTAGTGATGAAACTACCCAGACTGCAAAACAAACTCCAAGCGATGACACCGAAGGCGAATAGGTGGTGATATGACCAACACTCCATCATGGCGAAGCGACAAGCGAACATCAAGCGAACGTGGATATAACTCAAGATGGCGTAAGGCTAGAGAGTCGTATTTAAAGTCACATCCTTTGTGCGTTATGTGTGAAGAACAAAATAAGATTGTGGTTGCAACCGTAGTCAATCACATCATTCCGCATAAGGGTGATCAGTCTTTGTTTTGGGATAAGAGCAACTGGCAATCGGTTTGCAAATTACATCATGACTCGACCATTCAGAGACAAGAAAGGCAAAACATTATTGTTGGTTGTGATGAGTCTGGCTTTCCACTCAATCCTGATCATCATTGGAATAAATAGAATAGAATCAAAGACATGGGGCGGGTATCTCCTTGAAAAATAACGTTTCAGTTAAAGACCGCCTCCATACCATCTTTTTAATTCTATTGGGATTTTAAGGGCTAGAACACATGGCAGGAAGAAAGCGATCAGACAGCACACATGTCAAAACGAAATTGGTGGATGATCAGGATATTGCGCCACCAGAACACGTTCAGCTTCGAGATATTGATATGCCGTTTTGGTATGCTCTCGTGCGCGCGCGCGTAAAGGATAGCTGGAACACAGTTGACCTACAACATGCAGCAAATTTGGCAAGATGTCAGGCAGATATTGAACGCATTCAGCAAGAGATTCTGGAAGAGGGTGACACGCTAACCAATGATCGGGGAACGGTTGTCCTAAACCCCAAACATTCACTACTGGAAACACTTAGCCGAAGATCAATTGCACTGTCAAAACATATCCAGGTGCATGCGGTGGCAACGGTTGGTGAATCAGACAAACAAAGAGGGAAAAATTCAGCAGCAGCAAAAGGCAGAAAGACCGCTGATAAAACTAAAGAAGCTGATGATTTGCTGGCTCGACCGAGCTGATTTTGGTATAATAAATAAGCGAAAAGCCTAGTTGCTGGAAACAACTAAGCCTTTCTAATCAACCTGTTAAAGAGAGTAACAAGATGACTGAATCCAATTCTAAAGTCATAGCGCCTGCTATGCAATCTAAAAATAATTCTACAAAGAGATTAACCACAGAAACCTTCAAAGAAAGAGCGAAATCAATACATGGAAACAGGTATGATTATTCTTTGGTTGATTATAAAAACCTCAAAACCCCTGTGAAAATTAAATGTAAAAAGCATGGTGTTTTTGAGATGGCACCTGTAGGGCATATATTTCAAAAAAGTAATTGCCAGAAATGCTCTATAGAAAAAAGAACAAATGCTAGAAAATTAACTTTAGCGGCCTTTAAAAGCAGGGCTGCAAAGATTCATGGCGATAAATATGATTATTCATTAGTAGATCTGGTAAACGTTGACACCAAAGTTAAAATAAAATGCTCGAACCACGGTGTATTTGAGCAAACTCCATATTGCCATTTAAGTAGAAAGCAAGGCTGCCCCCTATGTGCTGAGAAAGGCTTGGCGCATAAAAGCAACTTAGAAAGATTTGTTCTAAAAGCAACTCAGGCGCACAACAATGAGTACACTTATAAAAATGCCGTTTATGTAAATTCAAAAACCAAACTTGCTATCACTTGCTTGGTCCATGGTGATTTCTGGCAAGCTCCTGCGGATCATGTGAATGCTAGACAAGGTTGTCCGGTTTGCAGTGCTGAGAACACAAGAGGGTGGTCGCGGGGTGACTACATTAATTTTCTAAAAAACAAAAATGTTAATCAGGCAAGTTTATATATTGTGAAATGCTCTAATGATTCGGAGGTTTTTTACAAGGTCGGGATTACGCATCAGAGATTAGAAAATAGGTTTAAAAACAAAACCCTTATGCCTTACTCTTATACTGAAGTCGTCTTAGTACATGGTGGTGCTGGCTTTATTTGGGACCTAGAAAAAAGAATACATAGATTATTGCTTAAACTTTCATATCAGCCAGCCATTGGTTTTTGTGGTCAAACGGAGTGCTTCTCTAGCATCCCTAAAGGCGTACTTAAGTTGATTGGTGATTTAAGCCAAACAGATCAGATTCAATTAATCGCATAAATCAGACCGCCATCAAGGCGGTTTTTTAATGCCTATCGTCTTATAGGTGAGATATGACACGCGGTGAGCGGGTAATTGCTTTTATCGAGAGATACTGCAAAGCACCAGAGGGTGCACACGTTGGACAGCCAATTGTCCTTGAGGATTTTCAGAAGAAATTCATTCTAGACGTTTATGACAATCCGCATGGCACACATACAGCGATTTTAAGTATTGCGCGTAAGAATGGTAAAACTGCATTGATTGCAGGCATCCTGTTGGCGCATTTAATAGGGCCAGAGGCGCAGCAAAACAGTCAGATTGTAAGTGGTGCACTCTCCAGAGATCAGGCGGCGATTGTTTTTAAGTTAGCCGTGAAGATGATTAACTTGAATGAAGCATTGCAAGACTTGGTGCATATCATCCCATCCACAAAAACACTGGTTGGTTTGGCAAAAAACGTAGAGTTCAGGGCGCTATCTGCTGAAGGTAAAACAACGCATGGCTTATCACCTATTCTGGCAATCCTTGATGAGACAGGACAGGTAAAAGGACCGCAAGACGAATTTGTTGATGCTGTGGTGACAGCACAGGGTGCACATGAAGCACCGCTACTGATGGTGATTAGTACACAAGCCGCCACCGATGCAGACCTGTTGAGTATCTGGATTGATGACGCGCTAAAAGGTGAAGATCCAAAGACAGTATGTCACCTGTATACAACGCCAATGGAAAGCGACATTCTGGATAAGGAATCTTGGAAGTTATCTAATCCAGCGCTGGGCAAGTTTAGATCGGAACCTGATATGCAAAAATTAGCAGAAAAGGCCAGTCGAATGCCAAGCGCTGAAAACACTTTCCGAAACCTAAACTTAAATCAGCGCGTTTCTACTGTTTCACCATTTATTGCCAAACAGACATGGGATACATGCCTTGGGGATCTGCCGCCAATTTATGAGTGTGATGAAGTTTGGGCTGGGCTGGATTTGTCAGCTCGCACCGACTTAACTGCTTGTGTTTTTTTAGGTAGAAAGGATGAGAAATACTACACCTATCCTACCGTCTGGACACCAGAGATAGGGTTGGTTGATCGAGCTAAACGTGACCGGGTTCCTTATGATTTATGGGTGAAACAAGGGTATTTATTCACCACTCCTGGCGCTACTGTGGATTACGAATATGTAGCAAAGCACATTGGTGAAATTGCATCAGATGTAAAAATTCTGCATGCAATCGCGTTTGACCGATGGCGGATAGATGTATTTAAAAAAGAGTGTGACAAGCTAGGGCTGGAATTGCCGCTTGTGGCATTTGGTCAAGGATTTAAAGATATGTCCCCAGCCTTGGATACATTGGAGGCGCAACTCCTAAACGCTCGAATTGTTCACAACAATAACCCTGCGCTAAACATGGCAGCCGCGAATGCTGTAGTAGTCAAAGACCCGGCTGGTGGTCGCAAGTTGGATAAATCCAAAGCCACAAATAGGATTGACCCCATGGTTGCTCTAGCGATGGCATGTGGTGTTTCTAATTTTGAAGAAACAAAACAAGCAACATACAACATCTACTTCGTTTAATTTATTCACTTTCCAAAGCTCGCATTACGCGGGCTTTTTTTTATTGGGAGAGCCTTATGTCTGCTCTATATAAAACCTTTGGCTCTGTCGAAATTAAGAGCCTCGATGAGCAAAAGCGAACCTTCAAGGGAATCGCAAGCACACCAAATCAAGATCGCGCCAAGGATGTGATGGTGCCAAAAGGCGCAGATTTCGATCTGCCTATGCCTTTGCTATTTCACCATGACCCACGATCAGCCATTGGTCATGTGACAAGCGCAAAAGTTACTGCAAATGGTATCGAGGTCGAGATTCATATTCCTGAAATTGAGGAAGAGGGCGACCTGAAGCGCGAAGTCGATAAGGCTTATCAGTCACTGAAATACGGTTTGGTCAAAGGCTTATCGGTTGGTTTTATCCCGAACTGGGATGAAGCGGAAATGATTAAAGGTGGTGGTATCCAGTTCAACTCATGGGAATGGTATGAGCTTTCATTGGTGACTATCCCTTGCAACCGTGAATCAGAAACAGAATTTTCAAAAGCATTTGAGGAACACAAAGCCGCGTTGGGCAAAAAACCTCAAGACGTTCCAGATGGCGCTTCATCTGAACAAAAACACGTTGTCGTAAAACTTAATAGCCCAACAAAGGGTGGAGTGAAATTATGAAAGAGTATTTAGCAAAGCTGCTTAAAGCATTGGCTGAAAAAAACCAAGCTATGCAAACGGCACTATCAAAGTCAGCTGCCGAGGGTGCTACACCTGATGAAGCAACTGAAGCGGAAATCCAACAGCTTGAAAAAGATATCGCAGCGCTCGAAGTAAATATTGAGCGCACTAAAAAGCAAATCAAAGCTGTTGAAGAAGCTGAAAAGAAGGGTCTTCAAGAGCCGGCTCCTACGCCGGGTCAAGAGCCTGAGCCAAAAATTGAAATCGTAAAAACCCTAGATAAAGGTATCGGCTTTGCCCAATATGCGCGTGCAAAACTTGCAGCTGCTCTTGAGGCTAAAAAAGGTCACTACATTGCACCAGTGGACATGGCTAAGCAGCTTGGCTTTGGTGATGAAGTTCAAGACCTTGTGACAAAGGCAACCTTGGGTACCACTACCGATGCGGGCTTTGCAGCATCACTGGTTACTGAAAACCGCTTAGTTGGTGAATTTGTTGACATGCTTCGTGCTGCAACCGTATTTGACCAACTTACAGGTTTCCGTAATGTGCCTTTTAACTCCAAAATCCCTAGCCAATTGACCGGTGGTCAGGCGCAATGGGTGGGTGAAGGCACTCCAAAGCCTTTAACAAACCCAACCTATGGTGAAGTGGAAATCAAAGAGCATAAGCTTGCTGCGATTACTGTTTACACACAGGAATTAATGCGCCGCTCTGATCCAGCTGTGGATATTTTGGTTCGTGATGACTTAATTGAAGCATCAAAAACTTTAATTGATAACACGTTCCTTGATGCTGGTGCTGCTACTGCGGTTCGTCCTGCGGGTGTTTTAAATGGGGTAACAGCCACTCCAAATACAGGCACTACAGCAGCAAATTATGAAGCTGATTTACTGGCCCTGGTGAATAGCTTTGTGACGGCCAACCTTTCACTGGATGGTGCGTACTTCATTATGTCTGAAACACGCGCTGCACAAATCAGCTTGCTTCGTGATGCGCTAGGAAATACCTACTTCCAAGGCATGGCACTTCGCGGTACTCGTACATTGATGGGTATTCCAGTAATCACATCACAAACAGTTGGCGACAAGATCATTCTTGTGAAAACTTCTGAAATCCTGCTTGCCCAGGATGGTGGTGTGGATGTGTCTTACTCTGATCAAGCAACTCTGGTTGATGGTGGTACGACTCATCACTTATGGCAAGAAAACAAATTTGCGGTACGTGTTGAGAAGTTCATCACTTGGGCGAAACGTCGTCCGATTGCTGCAGCATTCCTTGATTACAGCACACCGTAATCTATAAATGCTCAAAAACAGCTCCTTAACCGGGGCTGTTTTTATATCTAAGCATCACAATTGTTTAGCTATAGGAACAGTCTATGAAGATTAAATATTTAAAGATGACCCACGATTCCAATGTTGGGGATGTGAAAGAGGTTCCTGATTTTCAGGCAAATGTATTGCTCAAAATTGGTGTTGCAGAGGTTTATACAGAACCGAAAAAAGCAGCGCCAAAAGCAAAAAAAGAAGATAAAACCAAAGAATAGGATGTAAAGAATGGGCTTTTTCGGAAATTTATTTGGTAAAAAGAAATCCCTCCAAGGAGTCCATTCAAACCAAGGGTGGACTTCTTTATTTGTACATGAGCCTTATTCTGGTGCTTGGCAGAAGAATGATGAACTGACCCGGGAAGATCTTGCAGCACATCATGCAGTATTTAGCTGTGTTTCATTGATCTCTCAAGACATTGGCAAGATGCCGATTCTGCTAAAAAAGAAGCAGCAGGGTGTCTGGATTGATCAAGAAATTCCAGAGCGTTTTAGCGTCCTAAATAAGCCAAACCATTATCAGACATGGCAGCAATTTAGCGAACAATGGACCACATCGCTATTGCTTCGTGGCAATACCTATGTGTTTAAAGTTCGAGATATTTTTTCAGGCAAGATTGTTGGACTAAAAGTTTTAAATCCCGACCTGACGAAACCATTGATTAGTGATGCTGGTGATGTCTTTTATCAACTTAATGATGATCGGCTTAATCAGACTTCGCATGAAGTCGTGCCGGCATCCGAAATCATTCATGACCGCATTAACTGTTTCTACCATCCACTTGTGGGCTTATCGCCAATCACAGCGTGTGCGGTAGCAGCAGGGCATGGATTGGAAATTCAAAAAAGTCAGCGTCAGCACTTTAAAAACAACAGTCGACCAGGTGGAATCCTGATTGCTCCCGGACCTATTGATCCAGACAAGGCAGCAGCGATCAAAAAGCAATGGAATGAAAGCTATGGTGGTGCCAACGCCGGCTGCACAGCAGTAGTTGGTGATGGTATGAAGTTCGAAGCCATTTCAGTTTCAGCTGCTGACTCTCAATTGATTGAACAGATGCGAATGAGCAATGAAGTCATTTGTGCCGTTTTCCATGTGCCTCAATTTAAATTGGGTATTGGCACCATTCCGGCCGGTCAAAAAGTTTCCGATCTGAATGAAATCTACTATTCAGACTGTTTGCAAAGCCTGATTGAATCACGTGAAAACCTACTTGATGAAAGCCTTGGACTTAAAGACGCGAATTTAGAAGCCTTTCTTGATCTAGATACACTAATTCGTATGGATTCAGTATCCCAGATGCAGCGACTTAAAGAAGGTGTTGGTGCAGCAATCATGACACCGAATGAAGCGCGTCAAAAGCTTGGTTTAGGTCCACTAGAAGGCGGTGACACGGTTTACATGCAACAGCAGAACTATTCTCTTGAAGCACTGTCTAAGCGTGACCAGAAAGATGATCCTTTTGGTAAATCTGCACCAAATACGCCGCAAAATACCGAAAATTCAGACCAAAAAGGCCAATACCAAGGCGTTTTTAAGACTGAAAACCAGTATAAATCAGGCCAGTTTGTGACTCACAAAGGCTCATTATGGCACTGTGAAAAAGATCATTTAGGCGAATTTAGCCATGAAAACTTTAAATTAGCGCAGAAAAAATGGGGTGAAGAATGAGTATTGTAAGTCTTGAAACACTTAAACTTCATCTCCGATATGACGATGATTCAAATGATTTAATGCTTCAGGGGTATTTGGATGCAGCAGATTCAGTGGTGTTGAATTACATCACTGATGAACTTGAGCCTGATTACCCTAAAGCAATTCATCAGGCAATTTTGTTGCTGTGTGGATATTGGGATCAGTACCGCAATGCTGAGCAGGAAATGCCGGTAAATGGCAATTTTCTGCCGATGCCGGTACAAAGCCTGCTTTATCCATATCGTAAGCCTACAGCGATTTGAGGTGATCTATGGCCCAACGTGCCGGCGAACTATGCCACCGTGTAACGATTCAGCAAAAAACCACGGTCTATGATGAATACAACTATGAAACCGAAGCCTGGACTGAATACAAAAAGCTTTGGGGTAAATTAGAGTTCCTTTCAGTAAAAGATTCGATAAACGCCAAGGCTGCCGGATCAGAAACCACAGCTCGGCTAAAACTGCGTAAACGTAAAGATATTGATTCAGGTATGCGCGTTTTATTTGATGGCCAGACCTTCCAGATCGTTTCACCGCCTAAACCAGACAATGAAAACGGTCGGATTTATATGACCTTGGAGTTGTCATTAGTGGAGTAGGCCATGTCAGTAGAATTCAATATTGAAGGCTTGGATGAAGTTCAGGAAAAGCTGAAAAGACTTGGTAATCCTCGTTTAATGAAAAACGCTGCAAGGCGCTCAATGCGTAAGGCCATGGCGATTGTACGCAATAGTGCTCGTGCCAATGCCAAGACCCTAGATGACCCAGAAACAGCTGAGAAGATCTGGAAAAATATTGTGATTGCTTCAGGTAAAACTAGAAATCCTAACGAGGTAATCATGCGTGTCGGTGTGCGTGGTGGTGCTGCGCAGAATGCAAATACTGATCGCGCAGCCTTATCTAAATTATCTGGTGGAATAACGACCTATTGGAGATATTTAGAATTTGGCAGTGCCAAGATGCCTGCCACACCTTTTATGAGACCCGCTTTATCTAACAATATATCCCAAGTAACCAATAGCTTTGCTGAAAATTTCAATAGAGAAATCGACAAGGAACTCGCAAAATTATGAACATTTTACCCGTAGTTCCGACACTGAAAGCCAATCCTGAAGTTACAGCATTGCTTGGTAGCAGCCCTTTAAAAGTCTGGGAAGATATTGCGCCAAGTGGCACAGCATATCCCTATGCGGTCTGGTCGGTGGTCACAGCCAATCCTGAAAACAATTTAGATTGTCCAGCGAATACAGATCATGTGTCATTTCAGATCGTGGTTTACGACACCCAGCAGAAAAGAGCATCTGATATCCGTGCAGCAATACGAGAGGCTTTAGAACCACATTGCTATGTCACCAACATTCACCCAAACCATTTTGAACGTATTGCTGACACCAATATTTTTGGTCGCGGCTTTGATGCGAATTGGTTTTTGGATAGATCATGAAAGATAAAATTATAGCAACGGTTGTCATTTTTCTGGTTGTGATCTTTACCTGTCTTATGGTGTATGCGATCTGGCAAGAATCAACAAGCCCAAAGATGGAAGTAAATAAATCCGAATGGGAATGCGTAAAGACTGAAACACGCATAACCAACGTCATTATTGGTGGCAAATTAATGCCACAGTCAAATCAAGAATGCGTCGAATATAAACGCAACTAAATTCCAAATTTCCACATAGCACCCAACCGGGTGCTTTTTTTATGCCTAAAATTGAGGAGTAGCTACTCATGGCAGTTAAGACAAACAAAACGCATGTATATGCGGTCGTAAATAAAGAAGTTGTTCGCTTCAGTTGTTATTCAGGTTTTGGCTTTGGTCAAGACTCTTTTGGCAAGATTGATGCGACATGCCTTGATTCTGACACTAAAAACTATGAGCGCGGTATGCGTGATCCGGGTGAAGGCTCTATTGCTATTCAGTTGGATGATGAAAATGCAAGCCATATCAAGCTAATTCAATTAGCTGAATCTGGCGAAAAAGTTGAATGGTATATTGGCTCAAGCCATGCAGAAACAGCGCCTGATTATGACACTGCGACCGATACCATTGATCTGCCGGGTGATCGTGTCTGGTGGACTTTTGAGGGTTACTTAAACCCAACTTCACCTGATGATCTTGCCCAAGACTCTCTGATTACCTATTCATTCACTCTGGTGCGCACATCAGGTGTAACTACAATCTTCCGTGATCCAGCAGTGGTGACTCCATAATGGCTAAATTAACATTAACTGCAACCAAGCAAGTGATTGGCGTGGGTAGTTTTGTTGAAAAAACAATTCAGTTCCGCGATAAAGATGGTGCTGAAGTCAGTGGTGAGATTCTTATTAAAATTGCATCACATGATGAGATTGTTAATGCTTCAGATATTTGGAAGCTGAAAAACAAACAAGAGCTCACACTAGATCAGCTTAAAAAAGCATTAGTCTTCCAGGTTGTATATGAAGACGAAAATACACGGTTTTTCCCAAAAATTTCTGAGACTGGTGCTGTTTCAACCGAAGTAATTGAGGCTATGTATGCCGCTGCTGACGAGGTTTTAGATTTTGCGGGAAAGAACTGGATCTACAAGACGAAGATGAGTTCTTCTGCGAACTCGTCCTTAACGGAATCGGTGGAAGAACAATTGCCGAAGCCAGACGAAATCTAAGTAGTCGTGAATTAAAACTGTGGAGGGCCTTTCGTCAAAAGCGAGGCTCTCTTTTTTTTGGTCGACGTATTGAGCAAGGCTTTGGAAATCTAATGGCGACCTATCTTGGATCAAAGGGGGCAAAAAACGTGAAGGCGCTATCCTTTATGCCTCATGAAGACCATCCACAAGAAATGTCACTTGAAGAATACATGATGCAAAGTTTTGGGGGGAGCTGACTTGGGTTGGCTTCTTTTTGCTCAAATAATAAAGTATCTTATCCCCACCATAATGGGGAAAATATAATGAAAAAATTAATTTTAGCTGGGGTTGTTGGTTTTTTAAGTTTGCATACTTATGCAGATCAACCTTTAGTCATTCAGTCTGGGCAACCAACGCCAATACACCAAACTGAACACTCAACTAATTTCGCACATGTTTCGCAAAACCCGCAAGCACCTGTGTCGACTGCTTCTTTATCTTTAGGGTATTCATCTCACAAAGGCGAGTTTGCAGAAAATATTGATGCTGACCTGGATGGTTTTGCTATTAGTATATCCACATCACCACAACGCAATGGCTTGTGGGCTAATTTTGAATTTTTAAACAATAGTGATTTTGATGCGGATTACTATGAACTTTCATTTGGTGGGCATTTAAACTTTGTAAGCACTGAACATTTTTATTTAATAGGATCTTTGGGTGCTGGAATCAGCTTACTTGATGCTGCTGGGTTTGATGAGACTGTTTACTTCACAGTGCCAGTAGGCTTAGAAGCAGGGGTTAATTTAAGCAAAAACATTTCTCTATTTGGCGGGCTTGGCTACAAGTGGGCTGTTGATATTAGTGAAAATGGTGAAACGCGCTGCAATGATGGAACATGGAGTGACAGCACTGGATCAGGCACATGCTCATGGCATGGCGGCATTGATTACGATTACGTTTCAAATTATATCGGCGACTTTGATGGTGTAACCTATAAAGCCGGCCTTCGATATAATTTCTAAAGCAGACCGCCCAAGTGGCGGTTTCTTTTTGACTGGTTAATTAGTATCTTGTTCTGAATGATTATTATTTGGGGCTGGTGTGAAAAAAATATTACTACTTTGTTTTTTGTTTGTAAGTTTTAATTCTTACGCAAAAGAAGCTACTAGAGATCAAGAGGCTAACTGCATTAGTGCGATGGCAATGGCTGAAGCAGCAATGACTGTGAGGCAAAATGGACTCCCACTTTTCAAGGCGCTTGAAAATAATGAAAAGATGTTGACTGATGGTAGTGCAACAAAAGAAGAAGCTTCACTTATGAAGATAATCCTAAGGGATGTCTACAGCAAGCCAAAATACTCTACAGAGAAATACCAGAAAGAAGCTATTAATGAGTATTCATCTAAATATTATTTAGCATGCATGGAGGCTTACGAGTCTCTATAGCTCAAACATGATTGTATAGCCACCTTCGGGTGGTTTTTTATTGCCCGGAGAAAAGCTATGGCAACAGCATCATTGGGTCGTTTAACCCTAGATTTGGTCACAAAAATTGGAAATTTTACAGGCCCAATGACACAGGCTGAACGCCAAGCTAAGAACTCAAGCAAAAATATTGCAAATAGCTTTAGTGTTGCAAGTGTTGCAGCGACTGCATTTGGTGCTGCGGTTGCAGGGGTTTCGGTTGGTGGTATGGTTGCCTTTGCAGATCAAACCATTCAAACCGGAAGTGAAATTAAAAAGTTCGCCCAACTTGCCAATACTTCAGTTCGAGACTTTCAGTTTTACGCAAAAGGGGCGGAAACTGCCGGAATTAGCATGGAGTCCTTCGCTGATAAGATGAAAGACATGCAAGACCGTATTGGCGACTTCCAGCAAACTGGCGGAGGACCGCTTGCAGATTTCTTTGAAAATATCGCACCCTTGGTTGGGGTGACAATTCAGCAATTCCAAAAGCTTTCAGGCCCGCAGGCACTTCAGCTTTATTATGACTCCCTTCAAAAGGTGGGCGCCTCTCAAAACGACCTAAAGTTTTATATGGAGGCCATTATTTCAGACTCCTCCTTACTTATTCCATTATTAGAAAATGGAGGCGAGGGTTTTAAGAAATGGGGAGATGCGGCAGAGCGTGCTAACGCAATCATGTCTGATGAAATGATTGAGACCTTAGCGTTAGCAAAAGAAAATGTGCAGCTGTTAAATCTGCAATGGGATGGATTAAAAGCAACACTTGTAAATAACGTGGTTCCTGTAGTGCAACTGGTATCATATAATATGGATGATATCAAGGCAGTTGCCTTAGCATTGACTGCTGCTATGGCAGTTAAATTGGTGCCGACCGTTATTGCAACAAGCATTCAATTGGCTCAATTGGCTGCATTTTCGGTTCGTGCTGGTGCAGGGTTAATCGGGTTGTCTGCATCAGCATCTACAACCACGGGTGCAATGGTTGCATTGCGTGGTGCAATGGCATTCCTTGGTGGGCCTGTTGGATTGGCTATGCTTGCAGCGCAAGGTATTGCAGCTGGTGCGGCGTTCGCCTACATGAAAAGCTCAAGTGATAGTGTTAAACCTTCTCTTGATAAACAGGGTAAATCGGTAGCTGAACTTGTTGTTGAGTACGATAATTTAACTGAAGCACAACAACGTGCTTTCAAGTACCAGGAAGCGGTTGAGTTAAAAGATTTAACTGAATCTTATACCAAAGCCCAGCAGCAGGTTCGTGCATACGCTAGTTCCATTGCAGAAGTGATGGCGAAAGATGAGTCTACAAAAAATACCATTCGTGGCTGGATTAAAGAGTTTGATCGAAATTCGATTAGCGCTGAAACTTTAGCAAACCGCATCAATAAGCTTGGCGGCATTACTGAAGAAAATAAAGTGCACATGGACAAGCATGCCGTTGCAGCAACTGGTGCGAAAAATGCCATGGATGCTCAACGGAAAGTTGTAGATTCCTTGGAAGTGAAATCCAGAACTCTTGCAAGATCTAAGGATGTTGTCACTGTAAGCGTAAATAACCAGGCGCAAGCCTGGCTGAATCTTAATCAGAAACAAAGATCTGCACTTACTGATATTAATGATGAGGTGCTTCGATCTCAATATATTCAAAAAAACATTGCAGCAGGCTGGAGTCGAGAGCGTGCTGAGTATGTTGCTGATTACCGTGAACAAGCAGGCTTAGGGTTCTCAAAAAGACTGAGTGCCATTGAGCTAAAGCAACTTGAAGCAGGTTTTAAGGTTCAAGAGCAAAATAAAGCAAGAGAGGAATCTGAAAAGAAAATTGAGGAAGCGAAGCGTAAGCAGATTGAATTAAGTCAGAAGCAGTACTCATACAGCAACTCAGAGCTAAAAATGCTTCAAAAAGTTGCAGAAATTAATTCAAAGTATGGCTTAAATGAAATTGGTTCAAAGTACGGTGTTCCCGAAAATATGCTTGCTGCCGTAATGGCTCAAGAATCCAAAGGGAATGTAAATGCAAAAAGTCAGACTGGTGCGATTGGGCCATTTCAAACAACGAGCATTTATCGAAAGCAATATGGTCTTTCTATAGCCGATTCATATGATGTTAAAAAGTCGGCAGAAGTGGCTGCTAAAGACCTAGCTGAATCATTCAAGATTTTTGGAAACTGGAGTGATGCTGTAACTGCATATAATGCCGGAGTCAAAGGAACTAAAGACCTAAAGTCTAAAGGTTTTACTGGGTCAGCTGCCAAAACCAAAGAGGCATCCGCTTACTCTGGTCTGGTTGATAAATGGCTCGTTGGGCTAGGTGGAACATCAAATAAATCTGCTGGTTTTGTGGCAAATGATGCTACTGAAAACTTAAAGGATTGGGGGGAGTACTGGAATGATGTTGAAGAAGTTCGCAAACAATCACTTGAGCGTCAGAAAAATGTACAAAGTCTATATCTGAGTGAAGAGGGGCGGCTTCTTGAGGCTAATAACGAAGCGATCAAGGAAATTAATCTTGCATATGCCGACGATGATACTGCTCGACAGAAATACCTAACCCTTCAACAAGCCGCATACGAAAAAGATGTTGCTGAATATCATGAAGCTCAAAAACAAAAAGAGCTGAGTGATAAAAAGCAACTGCTTGAAGCCAGTCGAAACTGGATGACTGCCGGTGAATACGCTCGCGAATATTATGCGTTAGTGCGAGAGGAAATTCTCAACACTTCTGAATACTCGCCAGAGATGAAAAATGCGCTGATAAAGCAGGCGAATATTCAGCAGGGAGTGGAAGAAAACTCAGAGCGTGAGCAGGTTTGGGGTGATTATCAGTCCATGATGGGGCTTGAAAAGTCTCCATATCAGCAAGACATGGATTTACTCGCTGAAGCGCGTGCTCAAATGTTGATTACTGAGGAGGAATACCAGCAGCAGCGCTTATGGATGCAAATGGCGTATGGTGCTCAGTATGGTGCTGATTTTGCGGGCATGATGATGGGCTTAGTAGATTCTTCAAGCACAGCTTATGCCCTTCTTGGCGGTATTCAAAAAGGCTTTGCATTGTTCTCTACTGCCATGAATAGTTATCAGGCAATTTCGGCAGCTTGGGCATCAGCACCGTTTCCATACAATTTGCCTGCAGTTGGTATTGCAACTATGGAAACAGGGCTGCTTCAAGCAGCGGTTTCAGCGTTGAGTCCTGTTGGTATGGCCCACGATGGTATCGACAATATCCCGAAAGAAGGCACATGGCTGCTTGACGGTGGAGAGCGTGTTTTGAATCCACAGCAAAATAAGGATTTAACCAATTATTTATCGCAAGCGCAGCAGTCTAACAGCTCAACATCTACACCCCAAAACCTGCAAATCAACAACATTCTTGATCCATCAATTGTTGGCGATTTCATGGGAACTTCTTCGGGCACCAAAACATTCATGAACTTTATTAAAAATAATCGATCTTCGATTAAGGCGATGATTGGATGAAAATAAGCACTCAAAACTTCGGTGATGTGATTTTACTCACATCACCAGCGCTTGTTGGTGCCACAGAAAGCATAGGCTTTAAAACCGATGTTTTTGAATCCAAAAACGGCACCGAAACACGTATTCCACTCAAAGACAAAGCCCGGCAAACGCTGGGCTTTTCTTCCATTGTACTTAAGAAAGAAATTGCGCGAAATTTTAATGTGCAATGGGTAGGAATTCGTAAAAATTGGGCAGTTCCATTGTTTCAGGAATCTCAATTTGTTGGTGATTTATCTGCTGATTTTGTGATGTGCCGGACTGATATTTTCTCTTTTTACGATGGCTGCCTTGCATTGTTGAAAAATAACTCTGAGCAAGTATTGGTTGAAGTTGAAACAGTTGAAGTCGACCGCTTGGTGCTTACTGATGTCGCGAATATCTCGAATGCGAAGCTTTACCCAGTGCGAGTATGTTTTATTAGCGGAGATATTTCGCGACAGATTAGCAGTCTGCATACACAGTCATCCATTACATTTATTGTAATTGATGAACCTGAGGTTGCTGAAAGTGCACCGGAGCAGTTTCTTGGAAATGACCTGCACAAACTTTGTCTTATGCTTGATGGCAGCAGTCTTGAAGCCACAATCTCTCAACAGCAAAGTGTTATCAATAATGAGGTCGGTGTGATTTATCAGGGTACGGATTGGGATTTTGCGCGCTATAGCAAACAGTATCGAACCATTTTACGAGGGCCAGAACAACTGTATGCATATCGGCAATTCCTATTCCGTAGACGTGGTAAATATCGCCCATTCTGGTTGCCAACCTATGAAGCCAATATGCGATGTAAAAGCACTGGCTTTATATCATCGGTACTGTTGATTGAATCGGATCAATATAAACAGCTTGCAGACCAGCGCAAGCATATAGCAATTAAAAGCAATGGTGTTTGGACGGCACATACAATTACCGCATCTGCCCTGGTGTCAGGAAGTACTGTGCAAGTCACGGTATCGCCAGCATTAAATAAAAGTGCAGACTCAATAGAGTTGATTTCATATCTGGGCTTGCATCGTCTTGATGCGGATTCAGTGGATTTAAACTACCAAGGTGCAGGAATTGTAGAGGTTACAGTACCCATTTTAGAAATAGGAGTTTAGGCAATGGGATTGGGTAAGTTTTTTCAATCACTGACCAACTCTGCAGTTCGTCGTGAAATTTACGAGTTCACACGTGGTGATCAGAAGTTTTATTACACATCGAGCGACAAGCCTGTTCAGGATGGCGAGACGATTTATGAAGCCATTACGCTGACCAGATCGGCAATTGATTCAAGTAGTGATCTGGAAAAAAACTCAATTGATATTACCTTTGCGCTAAACAGTAAGTTTGCACAAGACTGCCTGCGCTCAGCACTTGAAGAAAATATCCTGGTCAAAGTGAGCAAGTTGCAATTTGGCAATATTTCAACATTGTGGCAAGGGCGTGTTACTGCGGTTAAACCTGACGGTGTAGAAATTACGCTGAAATGTGAAACAGACTATACAAGCCTGGGGCGTGCCGGTGCGCGTTATAAGTATCAGCGAACCTGCTGCCATGATCTTTACGGTAGTGGCTGTAAACTAGATAAGTCACAATGGGGCATTCAAACAACAGTTAAATCAGTAGACAAGTTGAATGTTCAGTTACGTGATTTAGATGTCGATGATAATTATTTCAGACTTGGTATGTTGCAGAGCAGTACAGGTGTAAATGTAGCAATTGAGTCGAGTTCTGGGCAATCAGTCACTTTGATTCGTCGCTTAGATACATTGGCTGACCAAGTGACGACTGATGAAGCGTTGTTGGCGCACAATACGATAAAGCAGGACTTAATTGATGCTCAAAATACTCAAGCTTTAGCGCAGGTAGAGTTAGATCAAGCCATTGCAGATCGTGATGCTTTAGATCCAGTCAGTCCGACCTATGAGCAGGACTTATTAGGCGCTCAGGCATTGGTTGATCGGAAACAAAGCGAACTCGATAATGCTCATCAACAGACACAAGATGCGCAAAATGCATTTGATGTGGCATCTGAAGCAGTGTTTTTTGTGACGGTTTATCCTGGGTGCATGAAGTCTTTAACGGCATGCCATCGATTCAACAATACGGATAATTTTCTCGGCTTTCCATATATGCCGGAAGACAACCCCGCAACAACGAGGATTGTGTAATGTTTGCCATTATTGCTTTGGTTGTGTCAGCCATTACGGCTATAGCATCTTTCATCATGATGCGAAGAGGACAAAAATCAAAACTTACACCCGGTGAGCTTGATATGACTTCCTCTGATGAAGGAGGGTCAATTCCTGTCATTTTTGGGACCTGTGATGTTGCACCAAACGTCACAGCATTTTTAGCTGGTACGCCAAAAGCAATCAAAAAATAGGTGAGTCATGGAATCACAAAATAGCCCGCACAAAGCGGGCTTTATTTTTGTTCATCATATACGTGCTTGCAGCATGTGTACGATCAAAGCAAGACGCTTTTTTTTGAATCACGGCTTAACCAATGCTGAGATACAAGATTTTTTTGATAACGGAATGCCGATAGCGCGTTTTGAGGAACTGTTTGGCCATGATGCGATGGCGCAGCAAGTGATTATGAGGGCTAAAGAAGATGGCTAAAAAGAAAAAGCAAACGATTGGTTATAAATATTTTGCCTTTGCTCATTTTGTTTTATGTCACGGCCCAATTGATGCAATCACCAAAATTTCATTTCAAGACAAAGATGCTTATTTGGTAGAAGAGAATATAAATAAAACGATCTATATCAACAAGCCGAGCTTATTCGGTGGTGATGAACAGCAAGGCGGTATTCAGGGCAATATTGAACTTTTGTTTGGGCATGCGACTCAGCAAAAAAGTAGCACTTTGCAGAGAATTTGCGCAAAAATTTCTAATGCGTTTAGTGGATTGATCTCAGCATATCGGGGTGTATGTTCTGTTGTTTTTGATAATGTTTACATTGGCACAGCACCGAATATGCCTGATTCGAAATGGCGTGTTAAGCGAATTCATACACGTCATGATGGTGAACAACAATGGTATGACGTAAAAGCTGAAATTTTACCACCACCTAGTGCTGATAATCCTGCTTACAATTTCGCAAAATTGAATTGGGAAATGGTAGGTGCTAATGGTGCGAATGGATCATCATCTGTACCGGTTGGAAATTTTGGCACATCTAGCTTTGTTATTAATTCACCAAATATTTCACAAAATGAGATTTTTGAAATCAGCATTGCCATTACAGCATCAACAGAGTTTCGCGACGTTATCGGGGGCGAACAAGTTGGGCCGTATAGTTGGATTAAGAAAGGTGGTGTTTATGGTGCTAGTGCATATTATAACCGTTATATGATCCAAATCAGCGATCCACCTGAAACTTATTATTTTAACAACGGGGTGTCCCAGCAAAATTACGATGACAGTGAACGTTTTGCAGTCATCAAAGTCAAAGTTAAGAACGGTGCAACAGTAACGTGTATTTGTGATCCAGTTGATAATGCTATGGCAAGAGGTGCCAAGCTTGGATTCTATCAATATATGCGTTTTGATGCTGCCAGTGGTCTTGATCGGGATATAAATCCGGCTCACATCATTCGTGAATGTTTAACGAATCAGGTTTGGGGAATTGGTGTTTCTGAATCAAACATTGATGATGTCTCTTTTAAAAAAGCAGCAGATACACTTTTTGATGAAAATATGGGTATGTCGATTAAATGGACTGACTCGACTTCAATCAATGAGTTTGTTGACAATATTAAAGAGCACATTAACGCACAGCTATATCTAGACCGAGTCACTAATAAGTGGAAGCTCTATTTGATTCGAGATGATTATGATGTATCTGAGCTTATCTCTTTAGATGAAAGCAATATTCGCAATCTTGATTTTGAACGTCGTACTTTGGCTGAGTGTGTTAATGCAGTCACTGTGACGTATTGGGATCGTGAGCGTGCAAAAGACTCAACAGTAACAGTTCAAGATATTGCACGGATTGCGCAGCAAGGCGGTGTTATTTCACAATCCATTGATTACAAGGGATTTACCAATAGTGATTTAGCGAGTCGTGTTGCATTACGAGATTTAAAAACACTTTCAAGTACATTGGCATCAGTGTCTTTTGATGTTGATGAAAGTTTTTCAGAGTCTTGGCACGAAGGGATGCCATTTAAGCTATCTGATGAAAGTTATGGATTATCTGAAGCTGTAATGCGCATTCGAACGATTAAGCGTGGTGACGGTATTAATAATACTGTTTATGTCGAAGCAATTGAGGACTCTTTTAGTAGTCCGATGCAAAGCGTAGTTGAATATGTACCACCTATTAACAGTGGTGACAGCACTGCAAAAAATGCGACTGCGATAGTATTCGAAGTGCCTTATATCGAGCTTGTTGAACAGTACGGTCAAGATGAAGTTGACGCAAAACTTTTGAGTTATCCTGATGTTGGATATGTCGGAATGGCAGCAATACGTCCGAATAATCAGCATATTAATGCGAGTTTATATGTGGATGCAGGTGCAGGTTACGATGAAAGAGCGACTTTAGATTTCTGTCCAAGTGCTTCTTTGAAAAATGACATTGGTTATATGGATTCGAGCTTTGAACTTGAGAATGTTGCTGAGTTTGAGTTACTTGAAGTCAATCATCAAATTCAAGTCAATAATGAAATCATGGCTTTTGTTGGTTTTGACGCTGTAACAAGTGTGATCACTGTAAAACGTGGATGTTTCGATACTGTGCCTCAACAGCATGCTGCAAGTTCAAAAGTATTTGGTTGGGATAATTATTCTGGGATTGATGATTTAGAGTACTTGAGCGGGGAAAATGTATCGCTTAAAGCACTTACATTGACTGGATCAGATGTACTTGAATTGAGTGAAGCGACTACACATAGCTTGACTTTATCTAATCGTGCAATTCGCCCTTACCCACCTGCTAATGTGAAAATTAACGGTGAATATTGGCCTGAAGAAATCGAGACGGATTTGATTGTCACTTGGGTGGATCGCAACCGCATTCAGCAGACAGGGGGTGAGATTCTAGGTTGGTTTGAGGGTGGTGTCACTGTTGAGCCAGAAGTAGAGTATATAGTCGAGCTTTATGATGCAAATTTTGTCTTAATTTCTTCAATAAACGTGGGTTATGCCAATGTTGCAATCATTGATTATTCATCTGTCACAACACCAACGTGCAAAATAAAATTATATGCTGTGCGTGAAGGTTACGTATCGTATCAATCATTTGAACATGAATTAACAGTTGGTTTTGCTGCTCCGTATGACGTAGTTGCAACTTATGATTCTGTGAATAATGAAGTGAATTTGGAATGGGAGTTTGATGAATAATGGCTTTTACATTCAATGTTTATCGAAGAGAAAAGGATGACTCAAGCCCGCCTGTAGCAATTGCCACAGGACTCACATCAAAAAACTTTACAGATGACACAATCGCTGTAAATAAAGAATATCTTTACAGCATCGGTGCCTCGGATGGCACGACTGAAAAAGTAAGTGGCGAGGTTGAAGTATCTACAGCAGCTCCGGTCAACTATCTGACATTCGACAATCAGGATTTTTATGATTTAGCGCAAGCTGCAAATTGGAAAGTTGGCGGGACGTCTGGTGCATCACAGTTTGTCAGTGAATCAATCGGAAACTCGTGGAAAACAACATCAAACGGACGTTGGCTTGTAAGCCCAAATACATTTGAAATTAACGGGTCTGAAAATATTACAATTGAATTTGATATGTTTGTAGAGGGAGAGACAACAGAGCAAAAAGGCTTATTCATTTTAGGTTCTAACAATAGTCAACAAAACCGAATACACTTATTTTATCGCTCAGGCACGGGCGTTTGGGACTTTTGGAAGCAGAACGCGAGCGGTGCCGGAAATGGTATTACGCCGGTGCATTTTATTACGCACAACGAATATCATAACGTTAAAGTTGTATTAACCCCATCTGTTTATACCCTATATGTTGATAATGAGATGGTTGGTGTGCTGAATTATGCAGGTACATTTGCTGCTCCAGCAAAATTAAATATAGCAACTGCGCGAACAGGCGGTGCTGCGCGGTATGCAAACAATGTTAGATTCGACAACATTAAAACCTACTAGCATCTTTCGGTGCTTTTTTATTACCAAAATTTAGGGGGTCTTATGACCGATTACACAACTGATCCACCACCAGAGCCGAAAGGCTCTTTTTTAATGCCGATTTTATAGGGGGATGTATGGCTAAAGGGGATGTATATGGACTTTCTTAGTCAAGTATTGGAAAGCATAAAGAACCATTCACACATCCTTTTTACAGGTGTGCTGGGTGCAACTTTTGGCTTTCTATTAAGCAAGGAGCCAGCCCGGGATCGCTGGATAGGGTTCTTTGCAGGCTTCATTTTGTGTGTGGTCTTTGCTGAGCCAGCAAGCTTATTTCTTGCAAATGGCAAGTACCCTGAGCTATTTGGTTTTGTCTTGGGTGCTGCTGGTAAGAGTACAGCTGAAGCATTATTAAGTTTGGCTCGATCAAGACTTCTTGGTTTGGTCAAAAAGGAGAATGAAGATGCTGCTAATCATAAGTAAGACGGCATTGGTATTGTTTCTGATTTCGTTTGCAATCATGGTATTTCACCCAAAAATTAAATTACCAAAGCACATCGATTTTCTTTTGATGCTGTCAATTATTTTTGGGGTAGCACTCTTTGTAAAAGATGATTACTCACCCAGTCCAGCCGGAACTCTTTTTTACACCACGGTAAGTATTGTATTTGTGCTTTTCACCCGACAGCTTTATATCTGGGGAAAAGAGGGTGCACGTCCTAAATTTTTTAATACGGATAAAGATGATGAACACCACTCAAATTAAAAAACTCCAAAGAGCAGTAGGTGTGCACGATGACGGCATCATTGGCCGTGGCACCCTGACCGCGGTATTTAAAAAACTAGGTGCCAACCAGTCACGTGCTGAAGAACTCGGTCTTGCTGCCAATGTTCACATGCGAACCTATGGCATCTTAGATAATTCACTTCGGCTGATTCACTTTCTTGCACAGCTTGCACATGAGTCTGGCAATTTCCGCTACATGGAAGAAATTGCATCTGGTGCAGCATATGAAGGGCGAAAAGATTTAGGTAATACGCAGTCAGGGGATGGGAAGCGATTTAAAGGCCGTGGCCCAATTCAATTAACTGGCCGCGCAAATTATCGCAAGTATGGACAGCAACTCGGCATCGACCTTGAAAACAATCCTGAACTTGTGGCAATCCCAAGCATCGGCCTGATGGTTGCTTGCAAGTTTTGGGCAGACAATGGCTTGAATGCTTTGGCTGATAAAGATGATGTGCTAACTATTACACGCCGGATCAATGGCGGCACCAATGGTCTGGCAGATCGGAAAGCGCACTTATTAAAATTAAGAGCACTTGTTTGATAAAATAGATAAATGCCCTCTAATGAGGGCTTTGTTTTTTACTTTAATAAATAATTCCTCAATCCCCACCCAGATTCCTTCCTGAAAATCCTTCCATTCTTTATCGTGTGCTCTATGTAAAAGTAGGTCCATGTTTTCATTTTAATCCAACCTATTTGCAATCTCTGATGCAGTTGCATTGTAATAAATCATCAGGCTTCTTAAATCCTTATGACCGATCATCCGCGCCAAATCCAATACTTCCAATTTCTGAGCAAGCCGTGTGCATGCTTCATGTCTTGAGTCGTGAAAATGCAAATCTTCAATTTCACACTTATCCCGTAACTTCCTCCAAAGTGTATCAAAGCTCGAATCTTTCACCGTAAAAACCTGATGACTGCCAACACCTTTCATTAATTCAAGCAACTCAACTGCACGTTTTGACAGTGGTACATGCCGCTTAGTTCCATTCTTGGTTTCATTTAAAGTCACATATCTATTTTTTAAATAAACACGGTCCCAAGTTAAACCACGAATTTCACCAGCACGCATTGCAGTTTCAATCGCCAACAGGAAAGCAATCATAATTTGCTGTGTGAAATTCTCAGGTGCCTGATCATCAAACTCAGCAGCCAGACAAAGCCTGTAAATTTCATCCTCTGATATGCGTCTATCTCGATGTGCTGGTGGTGGCGGCATCTTTAAATCACTCATTGGTGAATCATAAACCCACTTCCATTCCGTGCGTGCAACAGTGAATAGGGCAGACAGGATATTTCCCTCACGCCTGACTGAAGCCGGCTTGACTGTTTTTAGTCTGGTATCTCGCCACACCACAAAATCATCGGTGGTAATTTTGGCAATATGTTTTTTTGCAATCTTTGGAAAGTTTCTTTGGAATGCCCGAAATCTTTTAATCTCTGCATCACAACCTTTGTGCTTTGGACACACTTCTTCTATGTATCTATCAATTGCACAATTTAATGTATAATCAGGAAGCTTTCCGCGTGATAACTCTCTTAATTCAGTTTCACGTTTTGATGCCCATGCGCGAGCCTGAGTCTTAGTATCGAATGTCGCACTTTCCCGAGTACCATTCACACTAATCTCAACTCGCCAAGCATCACCCCTTTGTCTAAAGGTGGCCATAAATTCTCTCTCAAAATGTCGTGGCGTAAATTTGGCGTAATCAATATAGAATGAATAATAGGGAATAATAAGGAAACATTAAACTATTGAATTAATGAGCCACACTTAAACCTATAAAAATAAAGAAAAAATAAGGAAAACTAGGGAATAATAAGGAAACCGCAAATTTCGGAAAGTGCCCGCTGAGCGCACCATTTATTTAAACTATAAAACTGAAAAATAAATCAAATTAGTATCGCACACAGTTGCGGCCATCATCTTTCGCCCGATAAAGATTGTTATCGGCAATTTTCAAAACGTCTAGAATATTTTTAGAACTGTCTGGCCAAGAAGCAATACCAATCGAAATGCTGATGAAACCTATGTTGTGAATTTCTTTACATGCAATCTCTTTTCTGAACCTTTCTGCACTTTCATAAACTTCAGTAAGATTGCTGTTCGGTATAATAATGATAAATTCTTCACCGCCATAACGGCAGCAAATATCATCTTTACGAAATTTTTGCTGCATCGTCTTGGCAATATGCTTTAAGACAACATCACCTTGATCATGACCATAATTGTCATTCACGTTTTTAAAGTGATCCACATCCATCAGAAGTACTGAAAACTGGATGTTCATTTTCATGTTTTGAGTCATGACGTAATTTAAACCACGACGATTCATCAAGCCGGTTAAAGGATCCGTATTAATATGATGATCCATCTTGCTCATTTGTTGTGAAAATTTGCGAACACTGAGCAGTAGGGCTAACTTGAATTTTGTGACCTCATAGTACCAAGGCTGGATATTCTTAATTTTTGAACCGATTTCTGCCTGATTTAGCAGACTCGCCATATCTGCCAGTTGATTCAACGGGGCCGAGATAGAGTCAGACAGTCGCCATACAATATAAAAAACAAGCAGATAAAATAAAAAGAATCCTGCGGCTAATTTATAAAGGATAGAATTTGCCTGTTTAAGTAAATCATGGGTGGGTTGTTGGGAAACCACGATCCAGTTTGAAGTCGGAATATGAGAAAAACCCGCCAGATTATCAGTGCCCTGGCTATTGATTAAACGAATTTGACCATTTTTATGCGCATGCATATATTCCAGACCAGTATTATTGCTGGCCAATTGACCGATTCTTTCACGATCGGGATGGAAAATAATTTTATTTTCATTGTTAATCACATACATATAACTATTCTTATAATTTTTATAAGTGGTTAGAAGCTGATTAATTACATTTTTTTCTTTTAAATAAATCGCTGAACCGATGAAGCCCTGATAGTGATTTGACTTGTCAAAAATAGGTTGAGAAATAAACACAATCATATTTTTTTGCACAGAAAAATAGGGCGAAGATATATAAGTCGATTTTTTATGAAGAGAGTCAATAATCCCTTGAGTATGTTGTATTTTGCTTTTATCAATATGCAGAATATTAGGGGAAAAGTTTATCAGTCTGCCTTGGGTGTCACTGATCACAACACTGTTATAGTGTTCAGACTGATATTTTAATTTATTGACCTCGGCTTCTCTTAGCTCATTGTTATTAAAGTCTTGACCTAATATCTTGGCACTATAGTCCAGCTCAAGAAGCATATTTCTAAAATGGTTGTCTGTGCTTAATGCAATTTTATGTGCATGATCAGAGTTTAAGGCAAGAGAATTGTCGATTAACTGATTTTTTACGATCTGATAGCTAATAATGAGAGAAATAATAAAAAGGCTAGACACACTAAAAATAGCCAATAAAAGTATTAACTGCCTTAAATTGAGATCAAGGTGTTTCCTAAAATTATTAGCTGACATAAAAAATTAGATATACCTCGATGTATTTATGAGCATTGTATTGCATTTATATTCAATGTTTAAGGTTGATATAAAATTAAATTTCCATTAAGTGGGAGCTTTTATTTCGATCAAATTTAGAATTTATAGATTGCTTGGCTGTAAATAGGGTGGATTTGAAAAGCTGAGTAAGGTTCTGAATATTTGACTATGCTGCAAATAAAAATATGGTATTTAACGTTCAGAAAATCAATTGAATAATTTTGATTTCCTCATGTAAGTTATTAAATAATCAGACAAAAATATGGTTAATTGACATTGATGGGAGGTTAAATTGTCGCCATTTTTTGAAAAATAATCATTTTAAAATTAGTCGTATCGATTCATGACAGCAGTTTCTTTGAATATTGCGTCCTTTTCCGGAAGTATTTTTTATTTATAAAAAATCATATTCCAACTTAAATTTTAAAGCGCTTATTGAGATTATGAACGAGAGTATTGAGCCGTCTATGCAACGGGAAGTTGTATGCTTAATAAGGTATTTTTCTAGAAATCAATAAATTAGATAAAGACGATATGAATGCAGAAGTCTTCGGATAACAAGCCAGAAATATTCTAATCTGCTTTAAAAAAATGACAATTAAAATCTTGTATAAGTCTTCTTTTAGAAGTGTAAAAGAGTATTGTCGGCTAAAAAAATACTGTTATATTCAACTCATGGTAGGTCGTAAAATCAATAAGACGCTACCGATAAGTTGGACGGATCAATGACAGTTAGTTGAGTTTGATGTTCATCACCAGACAATAAATCTAGCACTAGCCATCCAACACAGAGCTCGCAGAAATGCGAGCTTTTTTAATGTCTGCGCAATTCATTCAGTTTAATATTCTTTTTATTATAATCCCTCCAGATAAAAAAGTTTACATTGCCAAATTCGTTAACATCTTGAAGATTAATCGCTTGGCTAATTATGGTATAAAAAACTGCAAATTGGATAATGAGAGAGGAAGGAAAAATGTCAAAGATGATTGA